AACCAAGAATGCCGTACGCATCCAAGATGCGGAAGAACTCTTCGCGGTACTTGTTCGTCAAGCGCGCACGCGGATCGGGGCTGTTCTGAAGTACGGCTGCGTCGTTGCGTCCGTTGCGTCCCAACATTCCGTAAATTGCGAAACCGATGCTGTGTCCAATCTCGTGCGTGGTCACATCGATAACGGCTGCCTCGGTGAAGTTCTCGTATCCGCTTTGTTGGATCATGTACGCGGGCGTGTTGACACCGAAACCAACGGGGCGCGCTTCGGGCTGCGGTTCGCGGTATTCTTCCCATTGCTTTTCGCGAGTCTTGATGCCGCCCTGACGATTACCGAACCACTTGTAGCTGAAGCCCATGTATCGGCGCTGTTCTTTGCCTTCATCCGGCCCGTACGTACTGTTGTGGCCGATAGCGTTGTACGCGATGCCGTACCCACCTTCGGGCGGGTTCTTGTCCGATCCTTCGGCGTCGAACTTCAATACCGGGAACATCTTTCGCGTGATGCCGGGGTACATGTTTTCGTGTGTACGCAACGTGCGGGCGATACTCTCGAGATGCGCAACATCCCAATCGTAATCAGTGTTCGGGCCGACCCTTTCCAAACGTGTACCTAGATCGGCAAGTTCACGTTCGACCATGCGCCGACGTGCCGCCTGATCCGTCCAATCCACATCGGGGTCGGATTCCATCTTCCAGTCGAGACCACGGATACCGTCGTCGTACGCATTGAACCCGTCGAAGTCGCGCACGCGCCGGTTGGCCGCACGACGCCCGAACGCATCCTTCTTCCCCGTGTCGTCCTGAACGAACGCACGACGACGCCACGATTCCAGTGCGTGCGCTGCGACTAGTGCTGCGTCACCCGCGTTGTCGACGTACACGCTGTGTTGATCGCCTACGCCCAACTGTGTGTCGCTGTTGACCAACTTCACTTCGTATCGTTCGTCGCTGTAACTGATGTCGACGGACACGTTGCTGTTGTAATCTGCGATCTTCCCGTACTTGTACCGTTCGATTCCCGATACGAAGTTGGGCGCGTCGATGGTCCCACTCGTATTCGTTCGGAATGAGGTCTTCCGCGCCCGTCTCGAACACATCGGACGTGTCCAACTTGCCGTCGTCCTTGATTCGCATCATCAGAACGTTGGGTTCCTTCTGACCGGCCCTGCCGCGCTTGAAGCCGACCAACTCCCATTCGCCCGCGTAGTAATCGCCGGTACCTTCGATCTTGTATCGGTTGCCGATCTTCACCAAACTGCCGGTCTTGTCGTGCGCGGTTTCTCCCGGCTTCTGCGTACGTTCGATTCGGTTGGGGTGCACGTTGGTTCGCTTCGTGCCGGGGATGACCTTCCCGAACGGATCGCGCTGAACAAGGCTGACGCGCTTGGTGGTTCGGTCCATCGTGTCGATGTAGTATTCGACGCCCTGACTGTCGTCGTCGCCACGCAACCGATACTTCTCTCCGTACAGCGGTGGTTCGCCGTCGAAGTCTTTGTGGATGACCTCGGGTGCGCGGGTCTTCACCAACTGATCTGCGCTGTAGGTACCTGCCGGGAACAGGTTGCCGGTCGCACGTTCTTCGCGAAGCAACGACACCTGCCCGTCGTCGTGCACCTTCCCAATCTGATACGTGTCGAAACTGTTCGGCCCGCCCGTGGCGATCCTGACCCACTCGTCACGAATGATGACTTCGTTGTTGCGATCGCGGGCAACACCTTTCGGGTCTTTCGCAATCACGTTGGAACCGTCCGACGCACGACCCGGCCTGACGCCCTTGGTCACTTCGGTCTGACCCGTAAGCGGGTTGAAGTAACTGACCGTCATCGACTTGCCCGCTGTGGTGATGGAATCGATTGTGTAGACCTTCGATTCGTCGCCGTCGAGTATGACCGTCTGACCGGCTTCCAGTCGCTTACCGTCCTTGTCGAGAACGACCGCAACAGGGATGAGTCGGTTCGACAGTGAGTTCATGGTGCCGACTTCGTTGCCGTACTTGTCGACTTGATACAGCTTGACGGTGCCGTCGTCGTTCACGACATCCACAAACCACGAACCGCCCGACTTGCCGACCTTGTATTCGCCGCCGACCTGAACTTCTTGACCTTTCGCATCACGGGCTTTGCCGTAGTTGCCGGGGTTGAACTGACCCGCGTCGTTGGCGCTGACTGCCGGTGCGGACGAACTGACGTTCACGGTCGGCTGATCGGGCTTCGCCGTACCGCGCTTTATTGGCTTCCCATTCGCGTCGAGAACGATGATCGACCCAATGGGCACCCCGTACTTCTTCGCGCCTTCAGCGGTGCGTACACGGCGCGTACGGGGCTTCGCACGCTTGCGGGCCTTCTGTTCGAACGCGGCCTTCAGTTCGTCAAGCTTCAGCGGGTACCGCCGCTTGTCTGTCATCGGTTCGTTTCCTTCAGTAGTCGGGTCGCTTGGCGATTGATCCGGCGTAGCGCGAGATAGTCGAGATAGTTCGACTGTTCCGCTTGTGACAATGCGAAAAGCCCTGCCACCACAACGACGCCGACAACGGCAACCATGATTTCGAACATGTCGATCACACCTTCTTCTTCGGCATACCGCGCTTGCGTCTGCGTTCGATCATCTCGCGTCGGCGGGTTCTGCGTGATTCTGTCTTGCCGATGCCACGCGTTCCGTCGCTGAAGACATCCTTCGCTTCGGGAATGTCACTACCCGTTCGGTACGGCGTGGGTTGCGCGTACTCGTCTTCGATGTTCTCGATCCGGTCGGTGAAGTCTTCGCCCAACGGGAACGCGTATCGCGCCTTGCCGTACCACAATTCGATCATGTCGACCGTGACTGTGACCGGGGTCCACCGCGTGATCGGCATTGTCTCGGCGTACGGGATGTAACCAAGGGTCATGTGCGGGCTGTACCCGTGCGTGGGTTCGTAGTTCACTTGATAGGTGTCTGCGAGTTCCCGCATACGCGAATAGATTTCGGGCAGAACCACGGCGTCCGCGTTGACCACGATCGGGTCGGTGTCTTCACCGCTGAACCGACTGATGCCGTTCAGGTTGATCGTGAACCCTTCGAACTCCGTCGCGAGTTGCATGGTGACCGCCTGCAACGACGGAAGCGTGGTCGTGTTCGACGGACTTCCGAAGTATCCCAATGTCACGTGTAGGTCGTCGGGTGGTTCGCCGTTCGGCATTGCCAACTGTTCGCGTTCGTTCCGCCCGAAGGTGAACACGATCGCGATTCCGTCACTGTTCGATTCGGGACCGGGCGACAGTTGCTTGATGTGCCGACGTGCGTCCATGCGCAACGCCTTCGTGATGCCGGGTTCGGTCAACGCCGCAATTGCAGACGCGTCGTCGGTAAGACCATTCGCCGCCGCGAGTTCTTGCACTGTGGCGCAATCTGTTCCGTCGAAGTTCTCGGTAACGAGTGTCGTTGCGGGGGAAGCTTCTTCAACATCCACATCGCCCACGAACGGCGGGTCTTCCGAATCATCTTTCGTACTAAGAACATCCGTGCCTTTCAGGAACGCATCGATCGCGTCCAGTGCCTTTGTAGCGTCGATCGGTTGCGGGCTGTTTTCCGCAAGTTCATAACGAAGACCGGGCGTGATGCGTGACCCGATCGGTTGTCCGTAACGGTCCTTGCCGCCCGGTGTGCGTACGCGCCGACTCACGATGCCTTCTTTCGCTTGTTCTCGATGCGCTTGAACGCTGCGTCCGACAGTTCGTACCGGACATAGCAACGGCAATTCGCCACTTCGGAGATGGGAGCACTCGGGTCGCCGGGGCGATCCATCTTGTACCCGCCGACCGTGAACTTGTTTCGCACCATCCGTGTCTGACCGTCCGCCTTGCGGTGTGAGTGCCGCACACGTTCGTCCGCGACGGTCTGCCACGTCTTCGTGTAGAAGTTGCGCGCCCGTTCGTACACAGCGCCCCTAGCCGCTTCTATCGCCTGCGTCGTGAGGTTGGTCGACAACGCCTTGCGCCACGGTGCACGAGTGGCGATCATCGACCGCACCGCACGTTCGATCGACTTCAGGTCTGCGCCCGAATCGTGCATGGTCTCGATCTTCTTGATGACGCGTGCCGACTGATTGGATGCGGCCTTTTCCACAACTTCCATAACGGCTTCGTAGTGCGGCTGAAGAAGGGCTTCCAGATCGCGCCCGCTTATCTCGCCGACGTACTGACCCACACCGTCGATCTTCAGGTTCTTGATTGCCTTCCGCGCTTCGCGCAACATCGCCTTTTGCACATGCACAGACATACCGTCCGACAGTTCCTTCGCCCACGCCTTCGTGTCTGCGATGTAGCGGGGGTTCAGCTTCTTGTATTCCTTCGGTTCCCACGCAAGGGTTTCCGCCTTGATGTCGCGGATGCCGACGATGTTCGACGGGTCGGGCTTGCCGCTAGGAACGCACTTCGCCGCGTCGTCCTTGCCCTTCGACATGTGGTCGGGGCATACCGGGATGTACGCCATACCTTCGGAATGGATGATCCGCTTATCCGCTTGGTTGGCGCAATACTTGCACTTCTGTTTTGCGGGAAGGTTTTTCGTCTGCGTCCAGAACCGCGTGCCCTTCAGATTCTCGGGGTGGTACAGACGCTTCGCCAACATGTCTTCTTGCCGAACATCCCACTGTGTCAGGGTGCCTTCGAGAAGACCTTCCGTCTTGTACCGCAATCCCATATACGGGTGGTTCGCTTCGTTGTCGAGTGCACCGCCCGATGTGTTGCGCTTCGGGGTCCGCTTGCTGCGCGGTCGTTTCGCACTTTTCGTTTCCAGTGCAAGCGGGTCACGCTTCGCGAGTAGGGACGCACGGTCACGGACGGACTGTGCTGCGTCCTGATTGCCCCGTGTGCGGTCTGCCTCGGCAAGCCCGCGCCTGACACCCTGCAACGCGCCCTGTTCGCTTGACGACGAATCTGCGCCGCCTTCGTCTACGGGTGCGCCACCAAGAATCTCTGCGATTGCTTTCTGATCTTCATCGTTCTTCGCGACCGCCGCGCCGGATGTCAGGTACAGCACACGCGTACCGGCCACACCGAACAGTTCCTTGTCGGCTTCTTCGCGGTACTCATCGATCGTGCGAAGACCGGCGCTGACTTCTTCTCGCCACTCTGCGCGCTTGCGCTGTGCCATGCGCTGAAGAACATCGACTTGCGAATAGTCATAACCGATCACCAAGTCATCTTCGGTGTCGCCCGTGATCGGGTCCAGACCGAACGCGATGGGATCGCAATGCGGCTGCATGGTGTCGATGTAGTAGTTCTCGCGTTCCGCATCTGCATTGTCGAACGTGCGACCGGACGCGTTGCCCATAACCGATTCGGGCACACCGAAGTTCAGAAGAATCTCGTCCTTCGAAAGCTTCTGCAACTCGGACCACTGCACATCGCGGGGTGATGCGGCAAGGTCGGCAACGCTGATTTCTTCCGCTTCGATCACGGTTGTCTGACCGGCCATTTGTACGCCACCGTTGAAGCGTTGCTTGATCTCTCGCGCATCTTCGTCGTTGACGTTGCCCTTGATGGAAACCAACGTGGACGGCTTGCCTTCATTCGCCAAGAAGTTTCGGTTGAAGATGTGCGCAAGGTAGTCCGTCTCGACGGCCATGCCTGCCGACATAAGCGGGGTCAACTGCGAGTACGGATCGGCGGGGTGTGGCTTGATCTTGATCCAGCACACGCGTTCGGGTTCCACGACATCGATCACGTAGTCACCGCGCATGATCTGATACCCGCTGACGAAGTTGTTGGGGTCGGGAATCGGTTCGACCATGCCGGGACTCATAAGGTGAAGTTCCACAACGTCGCCGTTCTGTCCGCGCACCATCTCCACGAACGCGCCACGACGCGAGAGAAGCAACGTGGCCGACAGTCGGTACCGGAACGCAAACGACGATTCGTACGGGTTGGAACGGTAGTTCAGCAACTTCCATATACGAACGTCTTCGACAGTGTTCGCGTCCTGACGCGAAGTGCCGAACTTGATCTTCCGCAATTCCATAGGAATACGGGCCTGTGTCTGCGAGATAGCGTCAACGCAACGGAAGACCCACGACACACGTTCCAAACCGTCCTTGACGGCTTTGTCCATGTCCCACGGTCCCGCTACACCTAGCGGCTGTGCGCCGTTGGCTAGTGACCTACCGGCAGCGCGTAGACCCGCGTCCTTCGGATTCGCCTTCTTCGTTTCGAGAAGGCCGCCCAAGAAGCGGTTGCGTGCCACGATGTTTCTCCATTCACTGTGCGTACGGTTCCGCCTAACGACGGTCCTAGATACGCACGTGATGTTACGTGGCTAGACCTGCGTCTTCGATCTGCCGAAGCACTTCACGCCGCGCTGTGTCCTTGTTCATCGTGTAGACCGGCGCGTCTCTTGCCACGGCGTCCACGCCTGATTCGCGGTGGATCGCCCGTGCGCCGCCGTCGCGCAACGGTATGTACATGAAGTCATCATCGAGTTCATTCACCGTGCGCGACCGCCTTCACTGCCCACATGGTCGCGACTTCCAGTTCGGTCTTCGCGAGTGCCACGTATCGCGGGTTGCCGCCGACTTCGAGTTCGCGGTGAATGAGAACCGCCAATGCTTTTGCAGTTTCCCGAATCTCGTGGATGCGCTGTGTCTGCACCTGCACTAGCTGTGTCGAGTCGAACCGTGCCTTGACCTGATCTTCTGATTCAGCTTGCATTCTTGTGCACCTTCTCGTATTCGACCAAGTGTTCCGACGAACATGCTGCGATACCGATTTCGATACCTAGCTGTAGATAGTCTTCCATCACCGGGTTCAGGTTTTCGCGAATGTGTTTGTCGTGCTTCATCTTCCCCACCATCACCTGTGCACGTGCGCGTACAACGTCGGCGTGCGGGAAGGGCGGAAACTGTGGTCGCTTCATGACGGACGATTCTTCCACATCTCGTTGATGAACTCTTCGCATTGATGATGTCTCTCAACGGGATACGGGAACAACTGCCCACAGTAGTCACAGGGTTCACCGAAGTAATCAGGGTTGATGCGCGTGACGTTCGGGAAGTCTTCGGGATGTACCGGAAGCATCTGCACGGGAACCACGCCCTGTTCGTTGTAGTGAGTTACCGACTTCCAGAACGCACGCACGTGATCCTTCAGGTGCATGTCTTCTTGGTGTTCGTTCGTCATACCCTTCATGTTTACGCCACCCCGATAAGAACCCCGATCGCGATAATCAGGGCACCGCCGACCAAGACACCCGCGCCGATGCTGAATGTCATCATCGTGCCGACCACTACTGCGATCGCGCCAAGCACAATCAGGATCAACACAATCAGGTCGCGAATCGGGGTCGCTTCGTCATCATCCTTGGTCGCCTTGGGGTCTGACGGCTTCTCTCCCGCCTTGGGTTGACGGCTTCCCCACCGCTTCACCCGGTCGCCCACTTCGGGCTTGTCCGAGTCAATGCCCTGCCGGTAACCGTTCTTCTGCTGTAGCGGCTGACTCATTTCTTCCCCACCTTCTCGGGTGCGCCCATGACGCCGCACTTGACGCATTGGTAGCTACGTGGAAACAACGGGTTGCCGTTCTTCAACTTCCATGTGTGCTTGAACGGGCCACACGGCGCGCTGACACTCATCAGTGACCACCCCGCAACCACATCAGGAACTTTTGCCATAGTGACAAACTTCGGCGGTACTCGTCTTCTTCGATCAACGCTTGGATGCGCGCTATCTCTTGTTCGTAGATATTCATCAGATCGCCTTCATGTATTGGATGTTGCAATTGTCGCGTTGGCACACCCACACCTGTTTTTGCATATTCGGATATGTCTTCGACTTCATCTCGTGGTTCTCGCGGTAGTGCCGACGCCGTTCTGCACGGTTCGGGTTACCGATGTACTCGTGGTGTTTGATGCCTTCTCGCGTCACGACTCACCGTCCACACCACGGCAGTAATAACAGTCATCCTCGGGGTCACGACGGCGCAAGGTCTCGGCGGGGATCGTGTGGTTCAGATGCGACTTGGGCAACGACTTTTCGTACGTTCGATATTCGTAGTTGTGCACGAACTTGAACGCCTTCCAACCGAGTTGGACAGTCAGTGCCCAACCGATCGCAATGCCAAGCCACCATCCCCACGTGAAGACCGGCGCGAAGTAGGCACGGGTGTATTCCCCGTGGTGTGTAGTACGAACCATCGGGTCGTTGTGCGTTGTCTATCTTGCCCTTCCGCACAGTAACGATTCGCGGTTCGTTGCGCTGTTCGTCTACGGCTGTGTACTTGCCGTCAGGTATCGGCTTCTTCATAGTGTCTTGTTCTTCCATGCGCGCCAACGTGATTGGACTAGCTTGCGTTGTGTCTGCGAGATGTGCGGCCCGTAGTCCCGTGAGCCGTGGCAGATCGGGCACGGTGGCATCGGCGGGGATGAGTCGCACAGCGGGCAGTACCCACCACGCAAGTTCATCCACGTGTGGAATGCCGGGTACGTCCACGGCAACGTGAACGCAAACGCGATGAGTGCGAAGATCATGAATGTCTCGATCATGCGAGAAGCCTTGCCCTTTGTCCGAAGTGAACTTCACCCCACGCGCCCGATATGGCATCGATCTGATCGTCATTCGCACCATTCGGAAACGCCTCGGCTTCGTTCAGGAATGCGGTCGTTCCTGCCTGTGCCACAACACGAATCATGCCGCGTTCTGCCGCGACCTTCCACGGGTACGCACGGTCGGACTTGGTGCCCGTTGCGCGCTTGCCGTCGAAGTTGTACCCCGGCACCACACTTCGCCGGAAGTGACTGATGAGGTTCTTACCCGCCGACCCCGGTTCCTGTTCCATGCGGATTGCGACGTTGGGTCCGTCCTGTGCCGCCGTGTTGCGCACCATCGCTTCACCCGCCGCGCTTCCCCACTGCCCGCGCACGATGTCTTGTATCTCCACGTACCCATCAGGGAACGCCGCGAGTAGTGCGCCGACCGTGTAGTCACCGCCGCCTTCCGTACTTGCCATGTCCCAAAACCGGCACTTGCGTACGCCACGGATGTCAGGGGTGCGTGTCGTCTGCACCTTGAACCAATGCCGTGCGAAGAAGTCGCCCGCTTCCGCAACATCCCAATCGCCGTTCTCCAAACGAAGGCGATCGACTTCCGACAAGTGCTGAAGTGATTCGCGGTACTCGCGCCTATCGATCGACGGGTTGTCGTTCAGGGATGCGGGAACGAAGATTGCGCCCGCTTCACGCGTCGTCTCATCGACCAAACGGCGCTTGACCCACTCGTTACCCCGACCACCGGGGTTCGTGCCGCTACGGACGCGTAGGGGGACATCGAAGATCGACGTGCCGTCCGGTGCCGATCCGTACTGTTCGATCACCTTCGGGTCGGGGAAGATGCCACTGCACGCGCCGCGCCTCGGCTTGGTCCGGTGCCGGTATCGCTCCCCGTTCTTGCGCACCGCCTTTCCGCAATTCAGGCACACCAAGTCGGGCCGACGAAGACGGCTGAAGATGTACGTGTATTGCGATTCATCGAAGTGCGTGAGTTCGTCCCAACCGATGAACTGGTATTCCGCCGACTGGTACTTGAACTTGTCATCTTCATGTTGCAGATGTCCGAACGACAGACGCGCACCACTCGGGAAGCTGATGTTGCGTCCACCGTCCCTGATCTTCGCGTTGGTCGGGGACAACCACGTACGCGCACGGTCCAAGATCGCACCTGCCGCGTTGAGGTCGGGCCACGTACGACGAAGGATCAACGCCGAATAACCGGGAACATCCGCATACTGCAACGCCGCCATGAGAATTGCATCGGACTTCCCGCCGCCCGCCGCGCCGCCGTACAACGCTTCTTTGCAATTCAGGTTCAAGAACACCTGTTGCTTCGCGTGTGGGATGTGGCGGATGTACTCGGCGGGCAAGCGGGGCTGTAGTGCCGACTGGATCGCCAAACGCTGATCGGGCGTCAGGTTCTTCAGGGCTGCGGTCAGGAACTCGTTAGCGGGCATCTGACGCGCCTTCTCGTGCAAGCCTTCGTGCTTCGCGGGCTTCCAACCGTTCCTGCCGTCGCATCTCCCGTTCGTCTTCCAGTTCGACCGACGACTTCTGCACTTTCGACTTCGGGTCGTACTCCGCAACGATCTGATCCACGCGCTTGTTCTTCTCGCGCATGGTCGCCATTTTCTCGCGGGCGCACGCCAAGCACTGACCGGATGTTCCGCGTGACTCGGGTTCGGTCGTGTCGTGCCCACGAAGACACGTCGACCGTTTCGGTGCGCCGTTCGGGTTACTCATCTGACTTACCCTTCTTCCCAATCGGCTTCGGCATCTTCCCAATCTTCGGGCTTCAACCCTTCTATCTCGCGTTCGATCGGGTCGTGGTCGAACGTCCGTGTGTACACAAGGGTCGTCGCCATTGCTTCGCCCAACCCTGTCCACCGGATCGTGTGTTCCCTTGCCGTGTCACCACTTCGGGTTATCACGTCGTCGGCACCGCCCGTGATGTCACCGATGATGATGTGCACGAAGTACCCGTCTTCGACACACGTCGGCGCGTTTGTGTATGCGTGCCAATACTTTTGCTTCGGCTGTGTCATGCGACCTTCCCTTCTCTGTGAACGATCAACGCGAGTTCCAGACCGTCCGTGACTGCCTTGATGAGTGTTTCGATGTGCGTGTCTTCGAAAGCAAAGCTGCGCGGGAACGTGTTTGCGATTGTCCCTGTCCACCCGCACGTGCATTCGATCGTCACCGTGTAGTGATTGACACCCTGATCGAACCCGCCCGTGTCCGACATGGATGTCGTCAGGTACGCCTTCACGTGT